AAGTGAATATGATCTTTTCTTTGAAATTTGGAGTAAAGCATTAAAAGGACAAAATTCCTTTTTACCTTTTCGTGTCGATTATTGGGAAGTGCCTGAGCATGATGAAGAATGGGCTAAAAAAACAAAAGCAGATTTTGGAGAAGAAAGATTTGCACAAGAGTTTGAACTTTTATTTAACAGGGGAGATACTTTACTTTTAGGTGCTAATGATTTTAATTTACTTAAAAAATTAGAGACAGATTATGTTTTTAAAACACTAGAAAAAACAGATCTAGATGAAAGTTTATATCGTAATCTAATTTGGCATCCTAAATTTGATCCTAATGAAGATTTTGATAAAAAAACAACACGATTTGTTTTAAGTATTGATACCGGGGGAGGAAAAGATGAAGATGAAGTAAAGGATAATGATTATAATGTTTGCAACATATTTAAAGTAGAACCAAGAAGTTTAGTTCAATTAAAAAAACTTAGAAAAGATGAAGCACGAATAAAAAATATGTTTCGTTTAACTCAAGTTGGAATATATCGAGATAATGTAAAAGATGAAGAGAATTGTGCAAAGGTTGCAAGATCACTTATTTTTGATCAATTTGGTGAAGATATTTGTCGTATTTTAATTGAAATGAATTTTAATGGTAAACATTTTCTTGACAAATTTTCCCAACATGATAAATATGATGATTTAGTCGTTTTACACACATATCATACTAAACCAATAGTTGGAGAAAAACTTCCAAGAAAAAAACCAGGATTTAAAGTTGGACAAGATCGAGATTTCTTTTGCAAATTAGGAAAGGCATTAATCACAAAAAAATTAATAATCGTTAATGAATCAGAAACTGCAAGAGAATTTAGAGGATTTGGAAAAGATAAAAAAGGAAAATATAGAGGAGTCGGTGTTCATGATGATATTGTAATGAGTACGTTAAATATTTCACGAATGTTTGAAGAATCAGAATATGAAGAATGGCTATATGATTTATTTGAAGATTTACCAGATTCTCCGGTTAAAAAATTAATGAGTGAATTATTAGAAGAGTACATCGAAGAAGGAGAAGTTGAAGATAATTTATATAAAGTAATGTATGATGAATCTCAACGAGAAATGACTGAAGAAGTAATATTAAGAATGTTAAATAAAGCAAATAAAGATACAAGATATTCTCCCGGGTCTACTTTAAGTAAAATAGGAACAGGTTTTCCTTGGAGAAAAAGTTAAATTTTACATGTAAAATTTATGATATATAATAAAAAGAACATTCTTTTTAAGAATAAATAGAATAAAAATAATATAATGATATGGCAAAAATCGCATTAGATTTAACACAATTCAAATCAGCCGGTGTTTATACTGTTGAGATTGACAATTCAGAACGTATAGTTGTAACTACACAATCTTTAAGATTAGTTCCAGGATTTTCAATGCAAGGACCTTACAATACGCCTGTATTTATCAGATCAACAAGAGACCTTGAAAAATTTTACGGACCTATTGATACTAGATTAGAGAAAAAGGGTTCATTTTTTCATAGATCAATTCAAACATGTTTATTAACAGCACCTGTATTTGCAATAAATCTTTTAAAAGTTAATACAATTGATGCAACATCAAATACTGATGTTGTTCAATTAATAGGATTTGGATTAAATTCAAATTCAACACTTAATACAGGAAATAGCGATACAATTGAAAGTGATTTATTTGTTAATTTCTTTAATCGTCAAAGATTTTGGACACCAGATACTGATTATCTTCAAGGAGTTGTTGTTAATAAATATGGTTCTGGAGATGTATATAACGCTCCTTTACTTCAAATAGTTAATGTAGGAACTAAAGATATTTCATTTATCGTCAGAAAAGCACAAGGTTTAACACAATATAGTGTTTACGCAATAGATTGGTTTGGTGGTCCAACTAATATTCCTTATGAATGGATACGTCCATATGATTATATTAAAGATTATTTTATTCAAATTGTTGCAGTAGAAGGTGATTGGACTGATTATAATAGATTATCTACTGACCCATATTATTCACAATTCTTTAATGCAAATGGTCTTATACCTTCACAACTTACTAATTTTATAAATTCTTCACAAATTAACCTTATCGGTTCTTGGACAGGATGTATTATTCCTGAATTCAAAGATCAAACTGGTTCAGAAGTATATATAGAGTCTGTTATTAATGCAGGAACTGCACTAACAGGAATTATGGTAAATGTTAATCAACAAGCACTTGAAGAATTAAATTGGGATCAAGATTCTATGACCTGGGTTCTTGGAGAAGCTGCAACACCTGCACCATTCCAAGTAGATTTAGTAGGTCATAATTTAATTAATGAAACAGGTGCACACACACAATTTTTAAGTTATGATATTAGTGTTGCAGATTCTGTAATTCATGATACAGTAGATCTTACTGCAGTTGATTCAACAAATAGAATATTTACTATTAATGATTCATCTTTGGGTGTTTATACAAAAGTTACTGTTGGTACTTTAATTGAAAAATCTACAGCGACAGGTCAAATTCCTGGTGTAACATATGTAACTCAAAAATATTATAATGGTTCAGCTTATGTTATTGCAACTGCTGAAGAAGTTACTCCTGGAGTAGGTATTAAGATTCAAAAACCTATAGATGATGCATCATTAGTAACAGCATATAAATTCAGAAAGCTTGATGGATTACATCTTGGATATCGTCATCTTCCTGGTTACGATGAAAATGGTGCACGTAATGCTGAAGAAGGCGTTGAAAAGATTTATGGAATGTTATTTGATGGTGGAATTCTTAGAGGTTTAACTAATAAAGATATGATTGACTATCGTTATATTGTTGATACAATGGCTTATGGTCTTAGACCAGAAATGGGTGGTAAATCATATCTTTCAAAATTAGCAAAAGCTAAAGGTAAATGTACTGCTATCTTAAATGCACCTTCAATTGCTCAATTTGCTGCATCACAAAATCCTTATTTCTGTGATACATTTGTAAGCGGCGTAGATCCAGTTCCTGTATTTAGTACTGAATGGATACCTGAAGGTGGTAATCCAGATATGCCAAGAGATTTTAGATTTACATTCCCTAATGAAGAGAATGGAGCAAAATACGCAGGTATATTTGGACCATTTTTAAGATACAACGAAGGGGGAAAACTTATCAATGTTCCACCTGCAGCAGATGTTGCAAATGCATATGTAAGAAAATTCTTAGGAGGTAATCCATTTGCAATTGTAGCTAATAAAAATGGTATTCTTGCTAATCCTAATCTTGCAGGTGTAGAATACATGATTGATAAAGTAGATAGAGACTATCTTGAACCATTTGGATACAACTCAATTATTGAAAGAGCATCTACTGGTCAAATAATGATATATTCCAATACAACCGCATTTCAAACTGTTAAGAGTGATTTTAATAACTTACATGTTAGAGAATTACTTAATACAATTGAAATACAAGTTGAAGAAGTTCTTAAAGATTACATCTTTGACTTTAATAATCCTGTAACACGACTTAATATTATAAATTCAATATCTCCAATACTTGAAACTATTAAAGATGCTGGTGCATTAACAAATTATGAAATAGTTATAGATGAAACTAATAACACACCAGAATTAATAGCTGAAGGATTTGGAATAATTGATATAGGAGTTTGGGTTACTGGTGCTCTTACTAAAATTGTTAACAGAATTACAGTTAATACAAATGCAGGTATAAGCACAGGTGGATTTATATATTAATTAATAAAATAAAATAAATAAAAAGATATGGCAGATTTCAAATCACAAGGTACCTTCGGATTATCACACTTTAGAAATTCCCGTGCTGCACAAGAATTATATGAACCAGTGTATCTTAACTTATTCACTGTGCAATTTCAATTACCAGCGAGCATGGGTGTTACTCCCGAAGAAACTAATCTCCTATTAGAGAATGTACAAAGTATTGGTGGATTAAAATCACATAAATTTCCAACAACTCTTGTACCTCAACAATATAAATGGGCAACAAGAAGATTTGCAGGAGCTAAGCCCACAGAAACTACTATGGATTTATCGCTAACTTTTGAAGTTAACGTTGATAGAACTCCAAGTATGTACATCTTAAAGTTACTTCGTAGATGGTGTGATTTGGTTTATGATCCTCTTACAGGACGTACAGGTATTAAAGCTGACTATGTTGCTCCTTGGATGCTAATTACAATGTATGATAGAGCAGCAAGACCTTTTTGGCAATGGAAATGTTATAATGTATTTCCAATGAGTAGTCTTCCAGAACCTGCATTAAATTACATGAGTGAAGAAATCTATAAAGTAACTGATTTCTTAATTGCAGTAGATATGTGGGATGAAACTATTGTATAATTAAAATAACAATAATTAAGTGAAAAAGGTTGTTGCAGAAAGTTTAAATGAATATTGGGTATCATCTGATACCGGTGTTGAATTATATGCTGATTATATACCAACTAAACAATCAGAACCTAAATCTATGGATTTAGAAGATTTTGAAAGTATGATTCCTCCACCAACTATTAAAATGACGCCTGAAGATTTTGATAATTATATAACAGAATTAATTCATTTTATACCACAATCACCTATGATGGTTATTAAAATATTTAATGCAATATTAAATACTCATCCATATCTTACAAAAAAACCAATAGGATTTAAATCTACTAATCCATATGAATCAACAATAAATAAATTTATAACTGCATTTAAAACATTAACACAAAAATAAAAGGAGAAGAAATTCTCCTTTTTTTATGAAACTTTATCAGTTTTTTAACATATTATAATATATAAAATATAATAATATTTTAAGTGTATAAACTATGATTAATGAAAAAACAGAACAAGAAAAAATTCTAAAAGATTTTGTTGAGAAACAAGAATCACCAATTTCTTCTCCACCAATTGGTCCTGAAATAACTCAGGTTCCAGGAACTAAATTACCTTGGCAAAGAGATGAAAGTGATTTTCCATTAGGTAATCAATTAGGATGGATACCTCTTCCTATAAAAGATCTTCCTACACAAGGATTATTTTATCCTGTTGACACAACGATTGCTATTCGTTCGGCTAATGGAGGAGAAATAAGACACTGGTCAACACTTCAAGAAGATGATATTTCAGCAGTAGATGATATGCTCAATTATATCCTTGAACGTTGTTTAACAATAAAATCCGGTGCAGATGGAATACGTTTATCTTGGAAAGACATTAAAGAGGTTGATAGATTTTATATTCTTTTAGCTATTCATGAATTAACATTTGCAGAAGGAGAAAACAAGCTTCAAGTTAAAGTTACGGATACAAAGAAAATAGATGTTAAGAAGGACATGGTAAATTATATTACTTTAGATCCTAAATTGATGCAATATTATGATGAAACTGAAAGATGTTTTGTTCTTAAACCTCGCGGAGGAAAAGTTCTTAAAGTAGATTTACCTTGTGTAGGGGTTACACAATGGATTAAAAATTACATATTAAGAAAAAAACAAGCGCAAGAATATATTGATGAAGATTATTTAGCATATGCTCCGTTTGTTATTAGAAATTGGCGCGGATTAAACGAGGATACATATATTAAATACGTCGAAGAATCGCATAAATGGGGTGTTACAACTATTTCATTATTAGTTCATATTAAAAAACTTTTTGCTGATGCAATCAATCCTACAATAAAATTTATTGATGAGGGAGGTGTGGAACAGGCAGTTCCACTAAACTTTCAGGGCGGACTTAAATCTCTTTTCATTATTTCAGATCCGTTTGGACAATTGGAGTAGAATTGAATTCATATTTGCTTTTAAATTACATATTACTCCAATGGAATTAAGACAATTGGAGTTTTATACAATTCAATATATTTTAAAAGAATATGAAGATTACTTAGAAAAAGAGAATAAAGAATACGAAAAACAACAAAAAGAAGCTGATAAAAAATATAGTTCTCAAA